CTTGCGTTATCACCATACTTTGCAGCACCTCTCGTATGACGGAAAATCATTTCTATTGGATTTGCTGATTTTATTTTTGAATCTAAAGATGGCATTTTTAACTCACTCATTACAAATTTTTCTTTTGGCGTTCCTTTAATACCTTGACTATTTTGATTTATGTAAGTTATTAATTGGCCAATAGTAACATATGGTTGAACATTATCATTTGAAGTAAAGTAACTGAAAAATCCTTCTCGTTCCATTTGGTGATTTACTAATCCGATTCTTATTCCTTTTCTTGTAAAATAATCAGCTTTACCATCATCAGGTTTAGTATCAATTTCAGCAGCTGCCGCTATAAAATTTGCAAATATATCAGTAGATGTTACTCGTTTTTCACTTTCTTCGTCTTCATAGTCTAATGCGGGTTTATCTCTTAGTGTAGTATAATCTGCGTTTGCCAACCCATCACCAGCACCGGCAATACTTAAAGTTACATCATAACTTAAATCTTGATTGATAGTGAAACTAAAACCTGTTATTTCACCTTTGATTATTTTTTTCTTTCCACCAACCCAACCTAAAGTTAAATCAACTTTTTGACGAGGTGTCATAAAAGTCACATCGATATCATCAAAGTCATCTTTTCTAAATACTTTAACAGAAACATCTGCCTGAAATAACATGGCATCTTCAATATTTTGCCCACCATCATTACTTAATGATACACTTTCCAAACTAGGTGGTGGTGCTAATCTACCACTATCAGATTTTAATAACTCAGAGTGTTTTTGTGTAATTGCAGATTCAATCTTTGTTATACCACCCGCACATCCTACAAGGGATGCATCACTTGAAAGTTCTAAACTTGCATATGCTCTTTTGTGGACACCTACACCTGTTGCAATTCCTGAAGATTCCATAAAGCTTACTGGTGGTGGTAGTGGGCTATTTCCTAATTCAAATGCCATAACTTTATTCCTCTATATCATTTAACTCATTGTATTCCGATATGATTTTATCTACATTTTCAGGTATTCTTAATTGGACTCCTACTTCAGGAAATAAATTACCTTTACCAATATTGTTAGCTCTTGCAATAATCCACCACAAAGTTGGGTCTCTATAATATTCCCATGCTAAATTATCCAATCTATCACCTTGTTGAGTTATAATATATGTATCAGTTATATCTGCATTGATGATTGGATATACAACAGTAGAGGTATATTTTCTAATACCTTCTTTTTTTAATATTTCTATGCTTTCGTATCTATTCATAATTAAACTCTAAAATTCCCATCAAAAACAAATACATCTTGACTATCATATTCATGTAGTGCATTTCCAAGTATGGTACACCCAACTTGAATGTCTATTCCCATAGGTAATCCAAAATCTACATCCCACGATGTCTCGTCTGAGTATGAATAAGATAGTGATGTAAGTAACATAGGGGTTTCTACATACAATTTACCAATTGTTAGTAACAACTCACTTTCACCAGGTCCATTACCAGGTGCGCTATATCCACCATCACTATATCTTGGCATTGTATATGTTGATAATCTTTCTAACTTAGTGTATATTGGTTGCATCTCAACTCTCGAAGTTGGATATATTTTAAAATTAAAACTGATGTCTCTTTTAAATGAATCATATACATAAACAGGTTCTGCTCTACCACTATACTTTATTTCACTATAACTTGGTGAGAAGTTTTCTGATAAACCTGATATTGTTCCTCTAAATTGTAGTCTACTATTATCTGTACCTAATTTAAAAATTAATGGAACTAAATCATCACCAACTTCACCAATCTTAAGTGCGTTAATCTTATCATAATGACTTGTAAAGTCTTTTAATTTACTAAAGTCAACCCCAAACTGGTCTTTTCTAAGTTGACTATTACCATCCAACATTTTACCTGGATTACCAAATCCAAATTTTTTCTCTATGTTTTCTTGGTCGTATTCTTTAGCATTAAGTTTACCACGAGTACCATCAGGTAATTCATTTCTAAAATCTTTAGTTGTTCCGTTATCTCTTCTGTTTTTAGCCAATCCTTGAAGTTTACCATAGGTCATCATATTGTAATCTGCAATATCATTGTTAAAACCTGCCGCAGTACCCTCTTTAGATAATTTTGTTGGAGTTAGATTATCTACATCATCCCTTAATTTTTCAAAGTCTGAGGTTTCACCAATATTAGTTACACCAAAATTAGATAAACTTTCAGCAGTTCCAAAGTCTTCTGCTTTAGCATCTACAAAAGCTTTTCCGTAAGTATCTTCAAACTTTTTGTCTTCTGTGGTAAACTTACCTTTAACTATAAATGGATTATATGGTTGAATCGCTTCTATATTTTTCAGATTTGAAAATCCAATAATTGTTCGTAATGCATCCCCAACTTGATTCAATGCTGAGAATCCACTTGCTTGGTTTGTATCTTGGGTCGTAATATTTAAAAATCCAAATGAGTTAACAAATCTTGATGTATTAGTTAATCCGATTCCATATAAAGAATCTATACCACCTTTATTATCTATTTGACTTGCGAATGGTATTCCACCTGCCACTCGGGTGTTCATAATAAGGTCACCATAGATATCACTTATTTTTGACTTATATTCATTTGGTTGTAGTTCTTTTTGATATTTTCCACCTACATCTAATCCAAGTATACCACTTCTATCGGGTTTAAGTCCTATATGTTGTCCACCTATTGCGGTTAAGAAGTTAGCAGGTGTCCATGTTTTATTATATTTGTTAGTTCTTTGTAATCCTATTTGTGTTGCGGACCATAGTAAACCTTTTACTGATAAGAAGAATGAACCTACTCTAAGAACATCTATTAATGCTCTTTCAGTTGATGCAACTACACCACCACGGATTAAACCATCATCAATAGGGAATCCAAGACCCCAACTTTGAGGTTCACCTTTTTTCTTTCTTTGTATACCTCTTAAGATGTATGGTTGAGGTATCAAACTAAATTTATTTGCTGCTGGGTCTTTAAGATTAAATTTAGAATACATTTCATCCAAGAATGATGGTGATTGTCTTTGTTGTAGTAAATCACCTATACTTGTAAATGAATCTATGTATCTATCACCATCTGGTGAATATCTTTGAGTATCTCCTGTTGGTTCTCCAACTTTATATTGACCATATCCTGCGTGGAATGATATTCCTCTACTTGAACCACCAAAATTACTTAATAACGAAGATGCGTTATCAAATTGAGTACCACTTATACCTGTAAATTTAGTGTCATCTTTAGTTTTCATGAATGGTGAGAATCCCTCTGCCTTATCATTTGTAAAGAAATCAACTTTTTGAGGTACTTCTAATCCTTGACTTTCTAAGTTTCCACTAAATGTAAAATCACTTGGTGTTGTCTCACCTTTAAACCTATCACCCTGTGTTATATTTTGTCTATCAGTCTCACCTAAGAATTGTTCTGATAAATTCATTTCATTAGGAGTTGTTTCACCTAAAAACTTGGAAGACCTGTCTGATAAGTTAGGAGTCGTTTCACCTAAGAATTTAGAACTTCTATCTGATAAGTTAGGAGTTGTTTCACCTAAGAACTTAGAAGACCTATCTGATAAGTTAGGAGTTGTTTCACCTAAAAACTTAGAAGACCTATCTGATTCTTTTTGAGTTGTCTCACCTAAGAATTGTTCTGAGTTGTTTGCACTCTTTGGTGTTGTCTCACCTAAGAATTGTTGAGTAAACTTAAATTCATTTGGTGTTGTTTCACCTAAGAATTGTTGACTAAATTTAAAGTCACTTGGTGTTGTCTCACCTTTGAACTTTTCTGATAAATTTACTAATGCTGGTGTGGTCTCACCTTTGAATTTATCACCTTGAGTTACTTGAGTAGTTTCAGTCTCACCTTTAAACTTATCACCTTGAGTTACTTTATTTGGATTTGTACCAACTTTTTCAGGTGTTTGTTTTGATGATTGTATTTTTTTATCTTGAACTTTATCAGATAGAGGCACTGTATTAAATGAAGTAGGATTTGGTCTTTCCTTCTCACTCAATAATTCTTTTTTTGGCTTTCTATAATCACCAAGATTTGATTTTAAATCTTTTAATGACATTATTCTCCTCTACTCTGTCTTGTTCTTTGTGCTCTTGATATTTCACTAATAACTCTATTGTCAAATACTATTTGTATTGGTTGTGATTGCATATCTTGTCGTAATCCTCTAATCTCTTCCAATAATGGGTCACCTTCACCACCACCTGCGGCTTCTGCACCTGCCTCTTCACCACCCATACCGAGTGCACTTGTAATAAGAGGTAACATAAGTCCTAATACTACTAATGTACCAATGAAAGGTGTAATTAGTGCCAATCCAAGTGCGAATGGTATCATTGATAATCCTAACATAGTAAATGCACCTGCCAATGCTATTAATCCTGGTGCAATCAATACTAATTGACTTAATCCTAATGACATCGCTTCAATTGCAGGAACTGCCGCCTGTAAAACTAATGATGCTATTCCAAACGCTAAAATACCAGGCGTTGCGAGTAGTAACCCTACACCCAATGCCATCATTCCCATTCCAAGTAATCCTAATATCATGGTTAATGGTATTAATGCGGGTGCAATCGTAATCAGACCCATTAAGGATTCTGTAAGATTACCCATCATTTCAAATCCAACTGCAATTTCTTGTATTGCGTATCCAAGAACTAATAATGCTGCGGCTATAACTAACATTGCGGCTGCACCTGCGAGAATTGCAACTGCTCCAACACCACTCATCATTATTGCACCTACTAATGCCAATGCACCTACTAATGCTAACATAGCTACAACTGCCATACCAATAGCTTTCCACTCAACCTTCATAAATTCTTGTACTGCTTTTCCAAATACAAATACGGCTGCTGCTACAAGTAAAAGTGCCGCTCCACCTGCCATTAATTTTTTACCATCAATTTTTTCAATCGCTCCTGTCAGACCACTCATACCACCACCACTTTTGGGGTCTATCTTTGGTGTTTTTGGTGCTTTTGTTTGAGGTCCACCACCACCACCTTTTCCAGGTAAAAGATTCTTTAGGCCTGTATTACCAGTTTGTATTTTATTCATTACTGCATATTGTACAACAAACATCGCAAGAGTTTTTAACATCTCTTTTAACATACTTCCAACTGTCATTGCGCCTGAAGCTAACATATTGAAAGCCTCTGCGCCTGTTGGTCCAAACTTTCCAACAAGTTCATTATTTTTTTCTTGAGTCTGTAACATAGTACCTAACTCATCTGCAGACATTCCAATTGCGTCAGCGTATATCTGTTGTTGTTTGAATCCCAATGAACCAAACTTTTCAGCAGTAATACCACTTTCCGCAAGGGCGGCAGTCATCATTTCTGCACCTTTTTGTGCATCACCAAACTGAAGTTCATTTGCAGCTGCAAACATAGCTTGTTGGTCAGGTAACATTTCACCCAATCCAAACGCTCTTGCTTTCTGCTGAGCTAAGATATTACCTTCTATATTTAACATATTATCAGACATTCCTCTAAGTTTATCCATCGATAAACCTTGTTTAACGAGTTCAGCTGATTTTTGTGCCATTACTTTAATTTCTTCTTTTGACATTCCCAACATTTGGTTTTGTTGACTTGCCATATCTTTTAGAACTGCAGCTGCGTTGACACCAACACCTCTTGCGATGTCTTTTATTTCATCAGTCATATCACTTGCGTCAACACCTGCTTGTTCAAATGTTTCTTGCAGTCTAACTGCACCAGCACCATCACCTAATAGATTAGTTAATTCAACTACATCTTTTAATGTTTCTCTATTTATATGTTGAGCTGACCCAAACGCATCACTCATGTCCTTTGCAGCGGTTGCCGCTTCTTGTGCACTTACTGTAAGACTAAACATTCCTGCCGTTTGAATACTATTAGTAACTCCAGCGGCTTCACCTGCCGTTAAGCCCATAGTTTTATATAAATCTAATGCAGTATCGTAAGTTTCAGTAAATGCGGTTGACATTGCGTCAAAACCATCAGTAAGTGTTTTAGCTCCAAGAGCCATGACACCACCTGCCGCAAATAAGTCTGCAAGTTCTGATGAAATTCCAAATGCACCTGCTAATGCCTTTTGATTTTCTTTTAGGAGTTCCGCTTCTTCTTCTTCTTTCTTTAACCTTTTCTCAGCTTCATCCTTTATATCCTTCTGTTTTTGAAGAAGTTCTTCGGTAGTTTCTAATGATTCTAATAGCTTTTTTTGTCTATCTTCAGTAATTTTGTAGTGACCTTCTAATAACTTTTGTTTTTCGTTAAGAATACCTTGTAACTTACTCTCTAATCCTTTGGATTTATCAACAGTATTAGCTATATCTTTACTAATCTTACCTTCTTTAGTTCGCAGGTCTAAGTTTTTCTGCAAAGTAGCAGTTAAGTTATTCTGTAAAGCTGCCTCTTGTTGGAGTAACTGTAATCTTTCTCTGGTATCCTTATTTGCCATTTAGTTACCTTGATTATTTACTTCTGGATTTTTTTATTTGTTTTTGAGTATTTTTTAAAAAGTCATCTAAATCAACTTTTTTACCAAAATCAGTATCTATTCCTGGTACATCTTGTAGATTATATTTCTTTTTCATTTTTTTATACTCAGGGTCGTTTCTAAGTTTTTGGATTTTAATATTTGAATCCTCTATTTCTTTTCCTATTTTTTCTAATTCAGTATTAGATTTTGAAACCTGTAATCTTTTAAAGATTCTATCTATGAATCCTTCATCCAATCCTTTTGAAGATAAGACTTCCCTTAATTTAGTTGCTTTGATGGTTTTCATATAATATCCCTTAGTTTATATTCTATAAATATGTAAAAACCCAACAAATATGTCGGGTTCTTATATTACTTCTTTACACGAGGCATTTTTGACTTCATTTTCCTTACTTCCTTATCATGTGCTTTCTTTTCTTCTTGTTTAAAGTCAACTATCTTGCTAACATAGAAGTTTCTTGCCCAAACTGGGAAGTTGTAAACATCGGAATGTGTGAATCCACCATTTCCGTGATAAATGAGGTCAAATATTTGAGAATGTAAATGCTTTCTATAATCATTCGGAAGGCCAAAAAAACCCGACATCCATAGGCAGTTGCATTTCTCTCTCTTCCCCGGTCTCCTCAGATACAAATTCAAATGTTAAATCAATATCTGGAACACTTTGGTTGATATACGCTCTGAGGGCCTTAGAATCTACCGCAAATAACTCGTTGTCCACGAAATGATTAATGTCTTTTTGGTCGTCTGAACCATCTACTGAAAGAATCATGTTTTTCATCCTTGTAGTTAATTCTCTTGAAGTCATATCTTTAATTTTACGATTTGCCTTCTTTTGAGCCTCTACTTGATGTTTAACTTTTCTTTCTTTTGACTCAGTCATAGCCATGAATGTGACTTTTCTATCCGATGTAGGTAGTGTAAACTCAAATTCATTCTTATTTAGCTCTACTTGATTTGAACCATCATATGGTTTGTTTTCAAACTGAGTAAGGTCGATGTTTTCTTTTTGCTTTGTACCTGGACTAAATGGGTCTTCTATTTCTACTTTATATTCTTTCCCATATCCAAGAACCCTTGCAGCAATCATGATTGCGTTTTTATCACCTGTAACTAAATCAATATATTTTATAGGTTCACCTTCACCATTTCCTACGATTAGTGATTGAAACAATCTGTCTAAAACAGTTCCGTCTTTAATATATGATTGTGTAGTTAGGATATCTTCCTCTTTTGCAGTCATATACTTCATTTCAACCTTTCCACTTGAAAGTGGATTGTCTTTAGCGTATATTAGACCTTTTGAGGGTAAATCTATAACTTCCGTTGGGAATTTATAGTCACGAACTTCTTTTGATTCGTGTTGTTTGATAGCTTGTTGTACCATTTCCTTATCGGAAACTGGGTACTCGTCTTCTAATTTTTCTTTTGCCATAATAAAACTCGTTTTATATCTATTTTGTTGTACTGTACACTAATATATATGTAACAGGAACATTTATAATACAAAAAACCCCCAAAAAGTTGGGGGTTTCTATTTTTTCACCAAATATTGATTATGCCCAAGAATAACTTCCTTCTGAACCATTTAAAACATTTACACCTGCTTCAAATCCATCTGGTAAATCACCATCATATGTGATTTTGTCTCTTCCACCATAGTCAAAACCATTTTCTGGTAATCCCCACTCTGCATCTGCCTCTGCAATAGTAAAGTGAGTTGCTGGGTCTTCACCATTTGCAACATCTTGCCAAGTTCCTTCAGAATCATGTCCTATCCACTCAACAATGTTGTCGTCTTTTCTTCTAACGATTAAGTATGCCATAATATCTCTCCTTTGTATTAATATGTAATAAATATGTGTTTATATAATAAAAAACCCACCAATCGGTGGGTTTATCATTTTGTAATTTCTATTGACAATCAGTATCTTAGAATTGTAATATTGCGTAATCGTAAGTAAGTGTCATTTCTACGGTTGCTAAGTCTTCACCTGCGTAGTCCATATCTGAAAAGTTTGCAGATTGGATGTATGCACCTTTTAGTGTCCACTCTTCTACTTTATCACCAACAGGACCCAAACTGTTGAATGTGATATCTTTTTTATAGAAATCAGAGTATCCATCTCTACCTGTTACAGATTCGTGATGTAGTCTTACCCACTCCATTACTGCTTGTGCAGCGGAAGGTACGACTGGGTCGTATAAAGTGATTGCTAAATCTTGCCACTCAGAACGACCTTTTACATATCTTCTAACATTGATATGGTCGATGGTAACTTTACCATTGTTTATTTCTGGTCTGGCTGCTGTTTTCACCAAGTATGCAGGGATTCCTTCGATGTACATGATGAACCTATTTGACATTTTAGGTTCAAAGTTGGTGAACATTATTTCATTTGGGTCTAATAATTGTGCCATTTAATTCTCCTATTTCTCTTTCTAATAAATAGTGTTATCTATTTTTTTTTATTCAGGGAATGCTGCGCCTGTTGGTAGTACATTGAAATCAAGTACTATAAACTCTGCAGTTTTCGCTGGTTGAATAAAAATCTCTCCTTTTAAGATGTTTCTGTCAATAATATCTGGTGTATTGTTTGACTCATCCATGATTACTCGGAATGCGTAAAGACCTTGTCTTTGTTGAACTGACTCTAAGTAAGGATTAACTATACTTAAGAATCTGTTTCTTGTCGCTGCCGTGTTATTTTCGAACAATAGATATCTTGAAGATGATGCGATGAACTTCTTCAATGCTATTAACAATCTTCTTACATTGATTCTGTCAAGTGCTGATGGTCTAGCTTGGAGTGTTTTTTGTCCAAATACCGTTGCTCCTTGTCCAGGGAATGTTGCGATTGGGTTAATTCTATTTTCGTATAATGTATCTCTT